GGGGGGCAACCTTTTTTTGATTATGGCAAAGTATAAGTGCATCAAGTCGCTGGCCGGGTATCGTGACGGAAAGTTCTTTTCTCACGGTCAGGGCGACGAAGTAGACCTTCCGGCGAAGGACGAGTACGTAAGAAAGGGGTTCTACGAAAAGGTGCCGACTAAGAAGGCACCGAAAGCCAAAAGCAAATGAGCGTAACGGTAACAACTGCCCCAGCGTCTGAGCCTATTTCCACGGCAGAAGCTAAGGAATGGCTACGCATCGACACGGCTGACACCTCACAGGATGCCGTTATAACGATCCTGATAAAGACGGTAAGGCAGAAGGTCGAAGAGTTCACGCGACGGGCGATGATTACGCAGACGATCACCTGGGAAGCAGCAGGCAAAGACGTTGCTCGGCAGGAGGTAGAACTACCCCGGCCCCCGGTGCAATCGGTAACGTCCTTCACCGTCTACAACGATGTGAACGGGTCGGAGACTACGGCGGTAGTAGGCACAAGCAACTATCAGCTTACAGAAGGCTCGGTCATTGTTGAACGGAATACAGGATGGGATATCAACCGCGCGAACCGTGCGGCTACAATCGTCTACGTTGCAGGTTACGGCGACGCATCTACGGACGTACCGGCACCCTTGCGCTTCGCTATGCTCAAGCTCCTAGCGATGTATTACGAACGGCGCGGCGATGAGGACAGGGACTTTGTTTCGAGTCGAGAGCAGGAGATCCTAGAAGACGTTCAAGACTACGTGGTCTACGGCTATTGATCGGAAAACTACGACATAGAATTACGTTCCAGCAGAACGAGTTCACGCGCACGAAGGGCGTTCGCTCCGACAACTGGATTGATGCCGCTACCGTATGGGCGCGGGTCGAGCCGTTACGCGGCACAGAGGTTACGGCGGCAAGCCAGAAGGAAGGCCGCAACAGGCATAAGGTGACGCTTCGATACCGCCCGACGGTAACGGAGCAGTTCCAGTATTTAGACGGCACGGACTTCACGTTCTTAGACGGTGAGCTGTTTTTGTTCATCGGCACGGCAGACGAGGTGGAGTCACGGCTACGCATCAAATTCGGTAGCCGCTTCTTTGATATCCGCGATGTGCGCCAGCTATATCCTCACGACGAACTGACGGTATTAGAGGTGGAGGAAGCAGCATGATCGGTACACTAGACAAGAGGGTAACGATAGAGAAGCGTTCCCTGACCCGCGTGAAGGGCGTGAAGACCGCTGACGGATGGGCAACGATCGAAACCGTCTACGGCTCGCTTGAGCCGCTACGTGGCTACGAGCGGCGCGTTGCCGAACAGAACGGATTGATCGCCACGCACAAGGTCGTGTTGCGCTACCGCGACGATCTGGACGGCGAAGAGTTACAGTATGATATGCGCTTCCTGATTGACGGCGCAGAGTACGAGGTGCGCGAAATTAAAAACCCTGACTTCCGAAACAAGTGGTTTCAGGTCATGGTGGAGTCACGCCGATGATTACCGTAGAAGTAGAGGGGCTGAATAGTGCCCTAGCAAACATTCGCAAGTATTCTGCCGATGTGCAGAAGGACGTAACGAAGGCGTTGAACGACACGGCGCAGTTGGTGCGCCGTCAGGCTATCAAGAACGCACCAGTAAACAAGAAGAAGGGGTTTATCGGGACCAACCTTCGCCGCTCTATCACGGCAGACCCCGCCCGCAACTTCGCGGCATATGTCAATGCCCGCGTCAAATATGCAGAGTTCGTCGAATACGGCACAGGTCGTAGGGGCGCATCGTCTAACGTAGAAACGCCAATGACGTACAGCTACGGCCCGAAGCCAGGGATGAGGGCGCAGCCCTTTATGTGGCCTGCTATCGAATCGGAACGGCCCGCACACCTTCGCCGCTTGCGGCAGGCATTGAAGTTATGAACGACCCACGCAACGCAGTACAGGACACGGTATACGACCTGCTAAACGGGGCGGGCCTGACCGCGCTTGTTGATCCCGATGATAGCGATGCCCTGCCATACACGGTATTCGGCGACGCTACGTTCACGGTCGATGCCATGACTACGAAGACAACCGAGGGCACAGAGGTGGTTCATCAGTGCGTATCTTGGGCGACAGATCCCGACACGGCGCAGGCGAACGCTAACACGGGCCTTGCGGCGATTACCGACAGGACTATAACGGTGTCCGTTACAGGGTACGAAGTGAATGCGGTGCTACCGGACTTTGGTGGGCCGATTATAAAGGACGATTTGAGGCCGAACGAAACGTACTGGGGCGTCCCATACCGCGTTCGTTTCTGGCTCACACAGCAATGAGAAGATTGTACAACATAGGAATACTAACCGCCCTCTGGGGTCGGCACGAAGTCGCTGATATCGTCCTCCGCTACTATTCGGAGATGGAGATAGAAGGCCTTCGGTTGCACCGCGTTGCCGTAGGTAGCGAGGGTGATGTGACGCACTACCTAGCCGAGTCGAACAACTGGCACTACACCGAGGCTCCGAACGAACCGCTATCGGATAAGTGGAACGCGGGCATGGCAAAGATGAAGGGGCACGTTGATGCCGTTCTTATCGTGGGCAGCGATGACCTATTGAGCGAGAAAACGATTCGGATGCTTGTCGCTGAATGGGAAAATGGCGCAGACGTTGTGGGCCTTGAAGACCTCTATTACTACGATCTCCCGAAGGACGCCGTTTACTATTCGCGCCGCTCCCACCCCGGCGCGGGTATGCTTATCGGTGCGTCACCTCTCACGCGCCTTTCATGGCAACCGTGGCCTTCGGGACTTTTCAAGCGTTTAGACGGGCAGTTGATTAACCGCCTAACGACGGACGCCTACCCTTGCAAGACACGATATATCGACAAGTGCAGCGACAAAGAAGCCGTACTTGTTGACATAAAGACGGATACGAATATGTGGTCCGTCGAGGACATGGCCCGAATGACGGGTCGTGTTGACCGCGTTCCGAACGAGGAACTAGACAAGACCTTTCCCGGCCTTCGGGAATTACTGAAACAAACCAACCACGACCATGCCTAACAAACTCGGACGCGAACTACTCCTATACGCGACCACCACCAGCCCCTCGACGGCAACGGACGCAAGCGACTACACGCTTGTCGGCCTCGTCACAGAAACGAACCTGAACCGTTCGCGATCTGCTATCGACGTATCAACAAAGGACTCCGGTTCTAACTCTACGTTTATCGCGGGCCGTAGGAACGAAACGGTATCGGCATCGGGCATCTTTGACCATACGGAAGACGCGGGCTATACCGCCCTGTCTGACGCATACGAAGCAGACAACGGCACGATCTACCTGCTCGTTTCATCTACGACGAACGGCGACACCGAATGGCACGGCACATGTATCATAACGGATCTGTCCCTGTCCTTTGGCGATGATGCCGCTTCGACGTTCTCTATGTCGGCCCAGGTTACGGGTGCGCTTACCGAAGTAACGGGAACGACTACTTAATAGATTATGTATATTACCTGATCTACCTTAATAACTAAGTCAACAACTGACGATGAAAAAGACACACCCTGAAGCTGTTAAGATTGACCTTGACGGTGAGGAATACACAATGCGTATCGGCCCTGCGGCGTTTCGGCTTGCTGAGATGAAGCAGAAGGTGAAGTTTACGCAGGAACAGTTCTCCGCTCCTAGCCTTGCGGACCTTGCGCGGTTCGCATACGTCGGGTGCCTGCTAGATAACCCGAAGCTAAAGGAGGAAGATTTCCTTGTGGGTATGGCGAAATCCGACGAGGGCAAGATTCTTGCCGCCGTTGGTGAATCACTACGCCGGATGACGGACGGCCTCGCGGCCATAGGCGGTGATTCAGAGGGAAACGGGGAGCCGGGGGAGTAAATCCCTCGGCCCCTTTTCCTGATTTTGTCACGCTCGACGGGATGTGCGCGGCCTACCTGGGAATGACCCCGGCGCAGGTCGATGAATGTTCTTTCAGGGATGTATACGTTATGCTTGCCGGGGCCGTGAAGCACACGCGCCAGCAGGCAGAATTGTCGTGGCAACAGACGCTTGCCGTAGCGCAGGCGATTGAAAACACGATGCGTTTACAGGCGGGCAAGAAGCCGAGGCCGCTTGACTATATGTTCAAGCAGGTAAAGAAGCCCCGCATCACGCTTGACGAATACCGCAAACGGCGCGACGCCGCGTTGGAGATAATACATGGCAACGGCAGCTGAACTAACCGTAAAGATCGGTGCTGATATTTCCGCGTTTCAAGCGGGGATGGGTAAGCTAGAGGGCCAGCTGAAAAATGTTGGGGCGAGCCTGAAGAACGTCGGGCGGCAAATGTCGCTTGCCGTTACACTGCCTATTGCCGGGGTCGGCGCGGCGGCTATCAAGGCCGCGTCCGATGTGGAGGAAATGGAGTCGAAGTTCAACACGGTATTCAGCACCGTGGGGGGCAAGGTTCGTAAAGACCTAGATGCCTTCGCAAAGGCTACGGGGCGGTCCCGCTTCGCCCTAGCGGGTATGGCTTCCGAGCTTGGTGATATTATCAAGCCGATGGGTTTCACCGAGTCTCAGGCCGGTGATATGTCTACGACCCTCACGAAGCTGGCCGTAGACCTCGGCTCCTTCAATAATATGCCGATGGACGAGGCCCTTACGCGGCTTCGCGGTGCGCTGATCGGGGCGCATGAAAACGTAGCTACGTTCGGTGTTATCATCAACGAGAACACGCTGAAGCAAGAACTTGCCCGCATGGGCATGGACAAGCTAACGGGGTCGGCGAAGGAGCAGGCGAAGGTACAGGCCCGCATGAATCTTATCATGGCGCAGACCACCGACGCGCAGGGGGATGCAGTGGACACGGCCGGATCGTTTGCAAACAATCTTGAAGGGCTAAAGAATGCCCTGTACGATCTAGGTGTGACGCTTGGGCAGGTGGTCTTGCCACACGCAAACAAGCTGGTAGACAGGCTTCGGGAGATGGTTGCGTACGTGCAGAACCTTAATCCCGACATACAGCGTCTGGGCATCATCATCGCAGGCGTAGCGGCGGCGGCAGGGCCGCTTGTCTTTGCGCTCGGCGGCATTACATCTTCGTTCGGCTCTATCCTTCGCGTCCTCACCCTAACGATGGGGCTATTCAATCCCTGGGTTGCAGGCATCGCAGCGGCGGCAGCAATCGGCGTCGTATTATATCGCCAATGGAACGCAGTCCCGGCGGTGTTCGAAGAGATAAAGCGCACCGCAAAACTAGCCTTTGACATTCTTGTTACATGGTGGATCGATAACCGCGAACTGATTATAGGCCGCATTGCCGCCCTGTGGGAAGCCATACAAGGGGCGTTCGGCGCGGCATTCGTTGCGCTGTCTGAGGTGATCGAAACGGGCCTCGCCTTCGTGCGCGGCTTCTGGGTGGGTTACGGCAGCGAGATCGTTTCAATACTAGGCTTTGCTTTTTCGACGGCCCTGAACGTAGCGACCACCTACTTCAAGAACATGAAGGCGGTGATCGAATTAGGCATGGCCCTGATTAAGCCGGGATGGGATGGGGAATGGGCGGCGTTCACGGCTATCGTTGAGAACAATACGAACTTTGCGAAGACCGCCGTTGAGGATTTTATGCGGGCGGTCGATAGTGAAACCGATCTATCCGATGACCCGATAGACAAGAAGATGCGCCTTGAAGAGTTTAGGGCAAGCCTTACAACAAAGCTAGGGCAGGGCGTTCAGGCACTCAAGGCAGTCAGCAAGGGCGCAGACACCGAACTCGTGAGCGGAGATGGGTCGGTAGCGAACAGCGCATTAGAAGCACAGGGGTCTATCCGTGATCTTCATTCGGAGATAGGCGGGTTCACGTTCACCACAACGCAATACTCTTCCTTCGTTACCGCTATCGACTCAATGAAGGGATCGACGGACGCGGCGAAGGAAAGTGTCGGAGACTTGATGGACGAGATCCCTACCGAGTTGGTAATGCCGACATGGGATGTGACTGCGCCGACAGAGGACGATATCGGTTTCTGGGGTACGTACAACGCGAAGATAAAAGAGGCAAGGGATTTCTTTGCTGGCGTGTCGCATCACGCGGGCATTCTTGCTTTCAATCTTACCGATGTGGAGTCGGGTTACTCAGCCCTGTTCGGCGATTCCCCGCAGTGGATGAAAGACCTCGCGAGCTACGCGGACGCGGCGTGGCGTGTGTTCAGGGCGTTTGAGGCGTTGGGAGAATTGATGCAGGCCGAGTTCTGGCGTGGTGTTTACAGCGATATACGCGGCCTCGTTAGTGGCATCGGATCTATTCTAGGCGCAGGTGGCAGCGGCAGTGGTGTTCCCGACTTTACAGGCGGCGCAGGCGGCATAGGTACTACCGGCCCAGGAACGACAAGCACCGGCGCGGCGGCGGCAGGCGCAGGAACTGCCGGGACATGGGCGTCCGGCTCATGGGCAGGCCTTGCGGCTACTGGCTACGTATTCGGTCGGTCCCTCTACCAGCTCTTTGGCGGCGGGCAAACGCAAACGCCCTGGGACCGGGCCGGAATCACGCAGGCCGAGTGGACGCAGCAACAGATTGATTCAGGCGGGTACGCACATATCCTCGGAAACCTTGCAGGGCCGAACAGTGGTATTCTCGGTTTACTGAACGGCAGCACGACGCCAGGTTGGTTATCCGGTCTTCAAGGCTACACGGGCAGCGACACATCGGGTCGAATGAGCAATGGGCAAACCGTCAACGTGATTCTAGACGGCCGCACGATTGCAACGGCAACTGTACCGTATCTTGCCGGTGAACTAGAAGTGAGGGGCACGAACTACTGATGGCGATAGTCATAAAGGATAGCGGCGGCACAGACGTTGACTTTGTGCGTGAATCGTTCTCAATGGAAGACGCCGTTACGCAGCGCGGTACGCTTTCCTTTCAGCACATAGGAACGACGAGGCCGCTTGAGTGGGGGGAGGATGTTTTTGTCTACGACGGCGCATCAAAGATATGGGGCGGCACCGTTGATTCGTGGGTGGAGTCGGACATAACGGTAGCCGGAAACACGGAGCTACGCTTTACCTATCGGTGCGTGGACTTCTCGCAACTAGCCGCCCGCGCCATTATTGCAACGCAGTACGTTGACCAGACGGCGGGGGCAATAGTAACCGCGCTTGCCGGTAACGGCCTGCTTGTAAACTTCGGCGTATCGGCGGGAACGATACATGACGGGGTGACGATTGATTCCATCTCGTTTAACTACCTACCTATTGAAACGTGCCTTGATGACCTTGCCGAACTGTCGGGTTTCTTCTGGGATATCGACAAAGATAAAAACTTAAACTTCCGGCCCGTCGACGCCGCCGCCGCGCCCTTTGACATAACGAGTAGCAACCGCCCGTATCGGTCTATCACGTTTCAGGAAACGCGTGGGCAGTATGTCAACCAGGTCTTCGTGAGGGCGGGAACGACGCTAGATTCGGCAGACACGACTGAGACACAACTGGGCGACGGCAACAAGCGCACCTTCGTGGTCGGTGCGCCGATAGGGTCCACGCCAACGATTGAGGTTGATACAGGCGGCGGGTTCTCTACGCAGACCGTAGGTGTCAATGGTATCGGCACATCCTCGCAATGGTATTATAATGTTGGTTCCTCCATCGTCGTTCATGATAGCAGCGAAACGGTACTAGGTGCTACCGATAAGGTGCGCGTAACATTCAAGGGCCGCTTTCCGATTATTGTATTCGCCGTCGAGGAAGATGCGCTAACGGAGCGGTCGGCGGTTGAAACGGGTAATGGCACTTATCAGCGAGTAATTGACGCCCAGGATCTGGCTTCGTTAGACGAAGCAGAACTAAGGGCGAAGGCTATCCTTGAACAGTATTCACAGGCGCGGCTTACGTGTTCGTATGTAACAGACACGGCGGGATTAGAGGCGGGGCAGACGCAAACGATCAACCTGACCGAACACGGTATAAACGCGAACTTCCTGATTGAAAAGGTATCAGCTTCGATGCTGTCGGACGGGACACTGCGTTACAATGTGGATGCGGCGGCAACGCAGACCGTTGCGGGGTGGAGCTACTGGAAGCAAAAAACCCGGCAAGACCGTAAGTTTGTAGTTCGCGACAACGAGGTGCTTAACAACCTTGCACGACCGTCCGACGATATAACCATTGCCGACGCTCCCTCTACTGCTACATCAGGCGTGGACGGGTTCAATGTCGGCGCATCATCCATTGTGGGGTTAGTAAGTGTTGGATAACATGAACATAAAGGGCCGCGTTCGTATCGAAGTGTCCGACGGGCGCGTCTTCGAACAGGATAACATTGTCACGAACGGCGGGCGCGACCGCATTGCCGCGCTGATCGCGCAAGACACTACGTCGTTCCCTTCGCACATCGCTATCGGCACGGGCTCTACGGCCTTTGTCGTTACCGATACGACGCTCGACACAGAGGTAGACCGCAACGCGATTGCATCGTCTACGGCTTCGTCGGGTGCTACGACGTTCAAGGCGTTCTTCGACAAGAACGAGGCGAACGGGAATACTATTGCAGAAGTCGGTATATTCGATGCGGCGGCGGCAGGCACTATGCTTTGCGCGGCTGTCCTAGCATCGACCGTAGCGAAGACTTCATCCGTCACCCTAACAATAACGTGGACATGGACGTTCGCTGACGCATAATGGCTACAACAGTATTTCCCGAAACATCGGACGCGGTAACAGAAGCAACGTGGCAGGGCTTGAATAAGGCCATTGCCGCCGGTGGCGCATGGACTACCGAGGGCTTCGATGTAACGGTAGACAGCGGCCTTGATATTGATATCGCCGCAGGCGAAGCATTCGTCAATGGCTACTGGGTTTCATCCGACGCCGTGCAGGGCGCGACGATGACGGACAGCACAACGAACTACGTATGGCTTGAGCCAGACGGCACGTTGACGGTAAACACAAGCGGGTCAAACCCCGGCAATGCTTTGCTACTTGCTACCGTCGTTACTTCGGGCGGGGCGATCAGTTCGATCAGCCGCGAAAGCAACGTGACTACCGGCCCCCATGTTTACATTCGAAAGGCCGCATCGGAGTCGGTAACTTCATCTACTACGCTCCAGGATGACAATCACTTGACGGTCGCCCTTGAGCCGGGTTTGTACAGGGCAACGCTTGCATTAGAGGTGACGGCCAATGCATCGGGCGGGATAAAGGTAGCACTTGCAACTACTGCCACGAACGCTCTTCTTGAAGGGGCTGTGTACCTAAGCAATGGGGCGGTAACAGCATGGGCAGACACGTTCGGAACGGCAGCAGGGCATACCGTAGCTTACGCGGGTGAGCCCGTGGTTATCGAGGTCATGTTCGGCCTTGCCGATGCCGGGACCGTGAAGTTACAGTGGGCGCAAAACGCATCCTTCGGGACGGCTACCACGCTTGAAACGGGAAGCATGATGTTTATTGAACGGATATCGTAATGGCTACAACACGATTCCCCGACACCTTAGACACGCCGATTACAGAAGCGAACTGGTCGGGGGTCAATGTTGCGGCTTCTGGCGTTCGCTCTTGGCGGCAGACGGGGTTCGACCTATCGGACGGTGGCGGGCTGAACCTTGACATAGCCGCAGGCACAGCCTACGTGGGCGGCTATTACGTCGATATCACAACGACAACGACGCTTGCTCTCACCGACAATCTTAACTTCGGAGACGGCAATAGGGTATGGCTCCAGGCTGACGGGACGATATACGCCAATGCGTCGAACACACCGACAGCCGCAACGGACCTTCTTCTGGGATGGGTTGAAACAAACTCGGGGTCTATATCTGATATCAATCCGAGCTACGAACTAGATGTGGGCAGCGGGTATCAGATAGGAAACCGGCGTATGTCATTCGGCGGCGTCTTGGGGTCTGTTAGCACCAGCGAGGTCGTGCGCCTTGATCTTGCCGTTGAACCCGGTATGTACTGGGTGTCGATGCGCATCGCCGGTAATAACCCTGCCGCATCACACACGTACAACATTCGCATTACTTGCCTGAGTGCGGCAGAGGCGTCGGCTAATCTTTCTATGCACAGGTATACGGAGAATGGGACAGGTGCGGGAGACTTTGCTTCAAGCGGAACGCAGGTATCATTTGCAAACAACGGGGGAACGGGGCAGCTTACCGGATTCTTTATCGTTCAGGGGGTGATGGAGTTTGCCGACACAGGTAGCATTGAAGTTAAGTTGCAAGTAAGCTCGGGGGCACAGTTTGGTAACGGGTATTTGACGGCTCGCAAGATCCTATAACAAACCGGATTTAGGAATGTAGAATGTATCAGAGTGGGGAAGTGGTCACGAAATACTATTCACAGCAGAGTATCAGAAGCCGGGGTGGGAGCAATGGGTTCTACTGACGGGCGATAGACACTGGGACAATAAAAAGTCCGATTGGGCGTTACAGAAAAAGCACCTTGAACTAGCGAAGGAAAGGAACGCGCCGGTTATCGACGTAGGCGACTTCTTCTGTCTGATGCAGGGGCGATATGATAAGCGCAAGTCTGCTACGGCCATTCGGCAGATACACAGCGGCGATGATTACTTCGACGCCGTGCCCCTTACGGCGGTGGATTTCTTCAAGCCCTATGCGAAACAGTTCGCCGTGATAGGGATGGGCAACCATGAGACGGCAATA